ACGGTTGACATTCCATGAGCAAAGGTAATTCTGTTGTTGAATTCTCCGAAGGCACTTGAATCAACTTGCTTCTTGTCGGAATTTTTCATCATTGAGTGCTTGAGGTAATTCACAGCTGACTGGATGATTTCTGCTCTTGCTTGAAGGTAATTGAACTTGGGATATGTAGCAGCTGAGATGATGGTATCATCGGATGTGGTGTATACCTTGACTTGTTTGAGAAATGGCATCGTTAACCTCTGCATTTCACAGAAACCAATGTAGAAGCTAGTGTTGACAAGAGCTCCAGCAGCTGCTCCTACACCCTGCATCATATGTTGCTCACAAGTTATCATCCTGCTGTCAATCAAATTTTTCCTTTGGATTTGACAGCTCTCAACAAATTCTTGAGGCAAATCATTCAATTGATCAAAATCAGTGAAGTCATCCGGAAGAATCACTTTGCGTTTGGTCATCACTCTCAAAGCAGATGCTGAAAGTATCATGGATGTTGAGCCACACACTCGAGCAACAAATGCAACACAGAGCGACATCATTTCAGGGAACAAATATCCTGAGAAAAACTTTTTGTCTTGAGAGGATATGATTGTGTTGCTTTTGTTGGTTCTCAAGTTGGACATAATCTCTCCAGCGACGATTGTGTGCTTCTTTGAATCAAGGACTAAATCGGATTCAACTTCATAGTTGAAGCTTTCTAGCATGGATTCGCTCATGTTCTGGAAGCACCTCATTGGGAAAGTCATTACAGGAATTTCTCTATCTCCACTCTTTGAATCCTTTGAGAATAATTTGAAGATTTGAGGAACCTCTTGAGAGCTAAGCTTCCAAATCAGTTCATGAGAGTCTCTTGGCTGAAGTGCTTCCATATATTCACAGAATTGATCGGCAACCTTCTCTGACTTGGTAACTAATGACTCTCCAGCTTTGTACACTCGATGACAGTAGTGATCCGAAGCAAGTTGACTGAGATGAAAGTTGCTTGGTGATTGTCTGTTTCCAACATTTCGAAGTTCTTTTCTTGCCAAATAAACCAAACCTATCCAGTATGGTAAATTGAGGAAAGGGAAATCAGGTGCCATCTTCATCAAATGTTCGAAGTCGCTTTGATTGACGCCTCTGTCCAAAAGCTGACACAAGAACTGCGATTGCAAAGACAGCCATTCTACCCTTCTAGACTGATTAAGCCTGTCTTCAATCTGGCCTTGAATGAGTTTCTTTGGTGAATTGTTGTCATGATCTCTTTCTCGAATATGCCACATCATCGGAATCGCAATATCTGACTCAAGGTGAAGAATTTGAGTGGGTAACTGAAAAAGAGGTGTCAAACCTGGATCTAGACTTTCATAATTTTCAGCAAGATTCAGAAGCCTTTTGAGCAAAACAAAGTCAGGGTGACGAAGGAATTTGGTTCGGAAATGTTGCAGACTTTCATTGATCAACTCAGGGAGATTACCAGATCC